AAGATGCGCATGTCACAACGAGAGTCCTTGTAGAGCAGAAGCTCAACGCCCGCGTTCACAACGCGGCTCACCCTCACTTCGATTTCGTCTGCACGCAGCTCACGGAACTTCATATCAGTCCCCTTCTCTCTGGGGCGTCCAGAACGCCCACGGCTGACGGCCCTTGCCGTCCTTTCTGCTGGTCAATCTGCGGTAGATTATACCAGTTTTCCTCCCGTCCTTGCATGGCTCGGCCATGACGGGCGTGCCGCCTGCCGACTGCGCGAACTCCCACAGCTCGTTCCACTCGTCGGGGTCGAGCCTTCCGTCTGCCTTGCACTGTACGCAGGCGATGTATCCGTAGTGCATTGCTATCACATCGGCTGGAGAGTGAGAGCCAGCAGAGCGCACGGTGACGTACCCGTATCCCTCTAGGTCTTTCGCTACCTTGCGCTCGAACGCTGCTCCCCTTTGGTAGTTGGTTGCCAATAAATCACCTCCCCTACACTAAGCGATATAGCCGCAAAACGTTCCGTTGACGAATACCGCGCCCTGATAGTTGATAACTGCTGCGTCTACGGCATCAGCATAGCGCTTGCCACAGGCCCTGCGTGCCTTGTCTACCGTCGCGGCCATCTCGGCGAGGTCTTTGACCTGCCACGCAAGGTCGTGGTTGAGCTGGTGGGCCTTGCCGTGAAGTTCGTTGTACTTGTGAAGCATTGCCTTCATTGCTGCCATGCGGTTCATTCTGTGCTCCCTAGAACGTGGGGTGGCCTGTCCTCCCCGTTGTATATACTATAGCACAACTTTGGGCGAATGCATGCGGGAATTTCTTGAACCTAGGAAGTTTTTCCTAGGCGTTGAAAAGCCCTTCGAGCGTGCAGTCTCCGTTCCTCCTGTACCTCGCGTATACGGTCTTGTACTCAAGCCCGAAAATCTCGCACCATTCCATGAGGGTCCTAGTGGAGTTGCCTATGGTCACGTCGATGTTGGTCCGCCTGTTCCTGCTCTGCTGCCTCTGGGTGGCCCACCTGCAATTCTCTGGGCAGTAGTTCCCGTCGTTGTCGATGCGGTCTAGAGTCAGGTCCTCGCGGTATCCGTTAGCCATGGCCCAGTCGCAGAAGCTCTGGAAGTCGTTCCTCCATTCCTCGCAGACGGTTATGCCCCTGCCGCCGTAGCGTTCCCATCTTGCGTTGTTCCTGTTGAAGCAACGGCCCTTCATGCCTTGCCACTCTTGATAGAGCCTTGTTCCGCTCATCTTGTGCTTGTGGTTCTTGCTGAGGTTTACAGCGTCGGTCTCACGCTTCAGGCATCCGCAGGACCTCGATGTGCCACCGACCAGCCCATCAGCCCTCACCGACTTGATTCTTCCGCAATCGCACTTGCAAACCCAGTAGCACTGCCTGCTTTTTCTTGGCGTGTCATCAATCTCTATGACCGTCCACCTGCCGAAGCGCTGCCCTGTTAGGTCGTGGGCCTTCCGCATGTTTGCCAAATGTACCTCCGTCAACATGTGCTTGTTACGTTGGTACCATTATAGCAAATCAGGCGCTTTCCAGATGCTTCTTCAGGATTGACCTATATCTGTCCACATGCTGCGTGGCGGCATCCCTGAGGAACGGCACGCCCGGTCTCGTCTTGCCGTTCGGCATTGTCACAGGCTCGTGGACGTACAAAGCGTATTCCACGTTGGTGCCGATGTAGGTGGCCTTCTCGTCTGGCGATATGGCGTGCGTGATGCTGTTCCTGAGCCTTCCTGTGTCGACGGGACAGAGCTTCTTCGCGTAGCCCTCGGCAACCAGTCCTATCTCTTCCAGCGCAGCCTCCAAAGCTGATGTGATGGCGCTTGCGACTTGCTCGGTGTTGTCGGCAACGACTATGACGTTATCTGTCATTACTCGTCATCCCCTATATAGGCAGGCTCGTTGAAAAGGGACATGGATTCATCATGCGTAGACGTAACTATGATTCCGTCTGCATAATGTAGGTATACCGGGAGTCCGACCTTCCCGCCGAATCTGAGCAGGTAAACGACCTCGCCGCTTGAGAGCGTGATTTCCTCCAAGCCTTCCGCGCCCATGGCGTCGGCCTCGGCCTCTATGTCCCTAGGAATCATGCTCTGCCTCCGTCAATATCTGCTCGCAGATATCTAGGTCGAAGTCGTAGTCGCTCACCTTCAGGAGCTGTGGACCATCTGCTATCTGCGTTCCGCGTATGCTTGACTTGTATTTTACCCTCTTGAGGTATTCCCGTATCCCCTTACCATCATAGGACTCTCCGCATTGCGGGTCGTACATCCTCAGGCCATCTGAGGTTCTTTCAATGGATACGATGTGACCTGACGAGCTTCGCCCCTTCCACCAGAACTCGATTGTGTAGCGAGCCCCTTCCTCGATGGTCCCCTCACCCTCAAGCCATTTGACGTATCTCGCGTAGGTTGGTATGGGCCTGCCAGCGTAGTCCTCCTTGCCTTCCCCGTCATAGATGATGTAGTCAGGGTGCTTTCCTGTGGCGCGGTCAATCCACGCGAGATTGGTCTGCCTCGCAACCCTCGCGTTCGTTGAGCCTGTCGTGTTCGCAGTTGCCTGCACGTCGTATCCCCTGCGTCTCGCCTCGTTGGCAACCACGCATGTCTGGCAGTTGATTCGATATCCGTTCTGCTCGTGTTGGGCCTTCTTGTATGACCTCTGCGCATCATCGAGCGCCTTGTTTGCATCCAGAAACTCTTGACTTGAGAACCCGTACCTGTCGATTGCTTCGTTGTACCTCTGCCGTGCCTTCAGAAGCTCGTCATACCGTGAAGAAGCCATGTTGTAATTCGGGTTTCCCCTTAGCTCATTGGCCTCATCAAACGTCATGGGACTTCCCCTCTTGACACCTGCTAACGTCTCGGGGTTTCCGTCGTTTATGACTCCGCGCTTCCGCTCGTCCTCTTTCATCCCCTTCCAGTCCTCGTATGTCATGCCTTTGGGTAGCCTGCTGAACCTGCCCTTGGCGCTTTCCTCGCCATCCTCGGGAAACCAAGCGACCAGCGTGCACCTACAGTTCCAGACCTCAGATGGCTCTGCCGTTGGGTCGGCTGGGAACTCAAGCTCGTTGCCACTTGACGGAACCTTGAACTTCTCGCCGATTGGCACGTGCTGGCCGTCAAGCTCCCTGTGGCTGTGGCGCGTGCGCTCGTCCAGCGTTGCGAGCCATTCCTGCTCTAGGTCTATTCCGAGCCTCTTGGCCCTCTGGTAGCTGTCCACCCTACCGGCGTTCTCAGCGCTTGTCATGGCCGTTCTGGCCGCGCGCACGGCCATGTTCCGCCCCATGTTCAGGACTCCCGCCATGCGCTTCGCCGTGTTGGGTATGGACTCCCCTTGCAGGATGCTCTGGGTGAGGGCGGCGTTGAACTTCTGGCGATTCCAGCGGACGTCCTTCGCCTCGTCTATGTTGAGCTTGCGCATGGTGACGAGCGGTGGCGACACCTCGTCCTCGTCCAGCGTGACCTCCTTGATTACCTGACCGTCATCCGGCATGCCCATCAGCCTCCTGACGGTGCTCTGGTCAACGAGGTCGAACGCGTGGGTGTTCCTCCTTAGGTGCGACTCGATGACGTATGCGGCGTAGTTGGCGTTCTCGGCATAGACCCTAGGCAGCTCATCGTTAATCATGTCGGTAGCGAGCTGGTTGGTTCTCGTCGCGTCTCTGGCGAGCGTGTCGCACATGTCCACGAGATAGTCCCTGCGCAACGACTGAGACCTGAGCCACGCCTTGTACTGCTCGTCGGTCACTTCATCCGACTTGAGCATGTCGCGCCACTGGTCGTTGGCCTCGCCGTACTGGGACAGGTAGTCATTGAGCTTATGACGCATCTCCTTCGCGGCCTGCCCGTAGGCCTTGTCGAACCTGCGCTGTAGCTTCCTGATTTCCTCGTCTGTCCACTCGTGGGCCTTGTCAGCCATTCTTGCTCTTCCACTCCATGTGCGCCATGAAAAGCCCGTTTGCTATCGTCTGTATCAGGTAAGCCATCGTCTCTTCGCCAGCCTCGTCCTCGCCGAGCCACTCAATGTGCGCGACTGCCGCATGGTAGGCCTCGTGTACGAGCAGGGACAGCTCCGTCTCGGGCTTGCCAACGTGCTCCATGAGGATGACCGCCACGCCATCGCCGTAGACCATCTGGCCTTCGGTGTCGTAGAGCTTGCATTCCCCAGAAAAGTGTCTCTTGAGATACCTCTTGCACTTCTTGCGGCTATGGAACAGGTGAACCTCTGGCTGCATCAGTCCAACCGCGCTATTCGCCTTCACTCTGCGTCCCTTCCACGCTGAACCCCATACGCTCCATGTTTTCTTCCTCTCCTGCCGTAAGTACCGCCTGCACCTCGTCTGGCGTGAGGTTAGGGAGCTTGCGGAGTATCGTCGCTTGGTCGAGCCAAGCGGCCTCCTGCACCAAGACTTCGACCTGCTCCTTGACATTGCTGATTCTCGTGCGCTTGAAAACTGGCGCGTCCTCTATCCCTTGGAGCCTGAGAAGCTGCACGATTGCGTCCGATACCCAATGCTCGAAGTCTGCCGCATTCTCATCAAGCGGCTGGTATGCCGCATCTATGTGGTCGTTGGTCGCACCAGCCGAGACGGTGTGAACGTCAAGCGCGCCGAAGTCCTCGTATATCCTCGCCTTGAGGTCATCGAGGAACGCCTGCCGCGCCTGATACGGAACCTCTTGTGTGTATGGGGTGATTTTGCCACCGCTCTGCGTGTCCGCGTTGGCGATGTGGTTGAGCTTCAGTCGGTCTAGGAACTGCGCTAGGTCATCGTCGGTCATGCCGCCGTAGTTCTCGACAATCCAGTAGATTTGTGCGCAGTCGGACAGGTCGTTGGCAAAGCCAGAGAGAATCAGGTCGTATGCGTCGATGGCCTCCTGCATGCCGACCAGCGTGCTCTGCTTGAGCCTTGAGCCGTACATGCGCACAACTGGCAGGGCATTGTAGTTGTCCTCCGAGGTCGG